CCCAAGGCCGCCGAGACGGCAGACCTGGCACCTGAGGTGGACCCTCAATAGCGGATCGTATCTGGTGCGAAAGCCTCACCTGCGACATGAGTCGTCGCTCCTGTGAGGCTAATCGCGCTCTCGCTCAAGAGGCCATCCTCATGCTTACCGAGGAGACATGGGAATTCTGGGTCCCGGGGGGAGAGGGAAAGACGGTGCTGAAGAATCGCCAATCAGTCTACCAGCTCCCCACCCAGCAAGTCAACCGCATGGTTGTTTGCGGGAAGTGCCCGGTGAGCGGCATAGACCCGGAACTCGTATCCCAGCTCCTGCGCGACGGAATTGACCACGTGCTCCATCAGGTAGAAGTCTACCGGGAGTACGGATACGTCCCCGAGGTGAGCCGGGAGAAGAAGCTGGAACGCGGAAGGCGATGGCGTGAAGCGAATGAAGATAAGGTCCGCGAAGACAGGGAAGCAAAGGAAAGAGACCGAAGAATTAAAATTTTAAAGGAGGGACCATTATGGGATCCAAAGGCATGAAGGCAGAAATGGCGGACAAAGGACTGAAGGCAGAAATGGTGGACAAAGAATTGAAGGCAACACTCGACCGCGCGACGGTCGCAATGGCGAAGGCTAAAGCCCTGATCGATGAGGGTGAGACAATCAAGAAGGACGTAAAGGAGCAGGTTCTCCCGCTCATGACCAGCTTCGGGGTGAAGTCCAACCCCGTCGAGGGCGTGGGGGTCATCAGCCTGCGGAAGGGTAGCGGATCAGCGATCAACCCTCAGCTCCTCACGGTTGCGCTACTGGAGAAGGGGATCCCCGCGGAGGAGATCCAACCCCTAATCGAGGGGGCAACGAAGAAGTGGAGCTATGATTTCGTGGAGTTCCGCACCCCCAAGAAGGGCTAAGCGCGAAGCCCGGAGAGGGCTACGGAAGAGAGACGAGAAGCCGGGAGGGGCAACCCCCCGGCTTTTTTGTTTTTCGTTCAAGGAGCAGGCAAGGAGACCCTACGGCTGGCCACTATCGACCCGTGCCTCCGACTCGAGCGCGAACTGGAGAAGCGCGAGAGCGTTCCAAGCTTCATGCGCCAGATGCGGAAGCCCGCTCTCCTCATCCAACCCCCCGTCGTCCACCAGGCCCGAGATTGCATGCCGGGCTTTCTTGTTCTGATAGTCTCGCTTGAAGCCGGGGACCTTACGCCAGCCCCCGAGGGGTCCGTGCTTCTCCACTCCCATAGCGGTCACACGGGCGACGGACTGGAGCGCGAGGTGGAAGTCGGAAATCATGTCCGCGAGTGGAGTCTTGGGGTCGTTGGGGAGGGGGAGATTCCACTCCCGTCTCATCTCACGGCAGAGGGGACAGTCGCATTGGTGGCCTGCAGGTTTGGTGTTGGGACCAGAGAGCCCCGGATCGGGGGGCCTCGAACCAGGGGGTCTCGGACCAAGCTTTACCATTTCGGGCGGCAGAGGGGGGAGATCAGTACCCATTACGCCTCCTTTCCATCAGCTCGCGGGCATTGGTCCGCCAGATCATGTGTTCGTGGCCAGGTCCGGTTCCGACGAAAGAGACGGGGACCCCGGAGGTCTCCAGCCGCTGAATGAAGAGGGAGACGGAAGGGGGGAAGGCTAAAGGCTGGTCCGGTCCGGCGGAAGTCTCAAAGCAGGACCAGTCGAGGTAATTGGCGAACTGGAGCGCGAGATGGGTAGGGCGACAGACGCGGATCATGTGCTGGAAGCGTTCCCAGGAAAACTCAAAGACGCGACGCGGGAGCTTTGTGGTCGTCGTCAGCTCCTCCAGGGGTTCCGGGCAGCCGCACCGGAAGCGAACGTCATCCCAGGTAATCTCGCGGGCTTCGGCATACGGGCCGCTCGTTCCGGTCCGATTGTTCACGCGTATCGGGTAAGGGCGCAGGACGGCGAACGTATCTCCCACGAGTTGCGGGGCAACCCCAGCTTCAGCCGCGATCATCGACGGGTTGACCATCTTTGACGTACAATACACGGGATCGATTCCGTGCTCCAGGTCGAGGTCGAACCCCTGAGTCGATTCGCATAGGACCATGGCCCCCTTGTCCAACAGGGAGTTCACCAGGATTGAGGAGGGGGAGGTCATAACCCTCACCCCCATAACCTTGAACACGTCGCGGATATGACCCGCCAGCGTGTGATGTCCCCTTCCCCTCCGCTCCATCTTCGAGCGCCGGCAGGCCCCGATCCCCTGGAGTGTGGACCCGATGTCGGAAAGCCCGCCGTCCTCTTCCAGTCCGATGTGGTGCTCGTGGATAATGGATGCGCGAGGGTCCACCAGGATGCGATGGGGATCAAGTCCCAGGGACTCCAGCTCAGCCTCAAACGACCTCACGTTTATCAAACTCGCGGCCGTGAGGACTATGGGACAGTCGCACATGATGCTGGCGACGGGAAGGTGGTAGCTCACCCTCTTTTCTCCCCCAGGCGTCACGATGGTGTGACCAGCGTTGGGGCTGGCAGTCATCACGAGCAGGTCGAGGGGGTAACGGTCGGCCAGAAACCCCGAGAGCTTCCCCTTGGCCTCCGATCCTGCCTGACCCCCGAATACGATGTTTAATTTCCCTTGTTGCATTTTGTCCCTCCCTTCCTGTGGTGTGTTAAGTGGCAAAGGCCGGCGGTCAATCTCCCGGCGGCTAATCCATGAAGAGTCATTGGTCCTCCTTCGATTCCAGTTCGTCCAGAATCTGTATGGTCTTTCGTTTAACCTCAAACCGAGGCCCGTCACCCGCAAACCATTTGGGGTCGCGCCCGGCAATTTCTCGTTTCAGTTTGGCTTTGCGCCTCTGGAGTCTCTGTCGCTCGATACGATCCGAGAGTTGATGGTCGAGCCGCTGGTCTATGGCGTGGAGTTTGGTGCGGGGAAGGGTAAGACCGCAATCCACGTCCCGCTGTCTGGGTTGGGGGGTTGGGTTCTCCCGCACGACCCCACGCTCCATCAACCCCTGGAGCCTCTTAATCCGACGCAAGAGTTGAGAGCGTTTAGTCCCACTTCTCTCTCGCCTCACCTCTGCCTTTGCCTTCTCCAGCTCAGCCCACATATAATCTCTCCTTTCTGGTCGAGGCGGGGGATCCCAGGCGGGAAACCCCAGGCGGGAAACCCCGGCGGGCAACATAATCCCGCCTCTCCTCGTTCTTTTCCGTTCTTGGTAGCTTCATTTTCTGTGTTGTCTTGACGGTGTGCGTTGTGCGTTGACCGTTTCCTTTTCCCAAGAACCACGTCCAGAAAAAAGCTTCGCGCGTTTCGAGGGTAACCCCATTGTGCGGGACACAACAGGCGGGGTTATCTGGAGTTGAACCTGGAGACGGGATGGAGCTCGGGGGAATTGGGTCTGGACCCTGGACCCTGGACCCTGGACCCTGAAGCCGGGGGTAACCCCCAAAGGAGTAATTATGAAGTGGCATCCAAATACACCCTGCAAGCACTGCGGCCGCAGACTCGAGTCTCATTGTGCTTCGGGTTACTTTAGCACGCACTACGACATGTACGTCCCACTAAACTACTGCCCTGGACCTAATGGGAGGACAGACTGGGACAAGGGGCCAGGGACTATATTCTTCCCCAACGTACCCCTGGATGAGGAGAGAAGATGAAGTTTACCATCGACACGAGTCCAAAGAAGAAAAGGAAGATTATATACGTGAGTGTGACCCGAATTGCAGGTCTTACGGGATACTCCCGGCCCCATCTCTCCAGAGTATTTAGGGGAGAAACGCGCCCATCCTTTGACTGTCTGGTGGCTATCGCGTCTGCACTCAACCTGACGTTGGATGAAGCCGCGAAGAAGATTAGAGGGCGAAAGATTATGGCGAGACATGGCAAGGGAGACTCGTGGACGAGGGGTTCTCGCCGTGGAATGCTGCAACCCAAACCCGCACCCGCACCCGCAACGGAATAAAGGAGACGCATGGAGGAATTCAGGATAGGGGCCACAGACACGAACGGACATTCGGCCCGACATTGGTTTCGGACACTCCCTCAGGTTGCGACCCAAGTGGAGAAAGTGGTGGCGAGCAAGAAGTTTCCGTATCGGACGAAGGGAGATCTGCTCCGGCACGCACTCCATCGACACCTGAACTGGCTGACGACGCAGGGGGCTGTGAGTTCGATCAGCGGCCAAGTTGACGTGATCCTTGAGCTGATCCGGGACGAGGAGTTGAATTCGGACTTCCTCATGGTGTTCGATAAACTTAGCGAGCGGATCAGCGGGCACCTCAGCTCGGGAAGCAAGGGAGAAGCTATACGTCTAATCCGCGTCGTGCAGAACCACATCAAGTCGATGCCCGAGGGTTACTGGAGGCGACGCTATGAGGAGCAACTGGAGGTGAAATTCGGGCATCTGGTAGCGGGGCAAGAGCGAGCGAGCTTGAGTTCCATCGACGAGTAAACTCCAAACGAGAGGGACCACTATGGAAGACGTACTCCCGGCACCCGTGTTCTTCGGGTTGCCCCCCAAATTTGACGAATGGAGGCCACACCAGGCCGAAGCCTGTCTCCTCATGCAGCAGGACTCTCCGCGATTCAAACTCGCGGTCTGCCCCACGGGATTCGGGAAAAGTTTGACGTACATCACGGCAGCCATGATCCGCGACGGACGGACCGCCATCCTCACGTCCACCAAAGGACTCCAGACTCAGCTCGTGGAGGAGTTCGGGGAGATGGTAGTGGAGATTCGAGGGCGCGGGAATTACCCCTGCCGCCTGAACACCAAGGTCAACTGCGATTCAGGACTCTGCAGCTTCGGGGTCAAGTGTACGCTTCGAGACCAGGGGGGTTGCTTCTATTACGACCGGCTCCGGGAGGCACAGCGGGCCAAGGTAGTCGTGACGAATTACGCCTACTGGATGGCGCAGCATGAGTTCTCCGAGGGGTTGGGCCAATTCGAGACTCTGGTCCTGGACGAAGCGCACGCGGCGGTGGACCACGTAATCGATCACATTTCGGTCCAATTCAGCCGCAAGAATCGGACCGAGACCCGCTTCCTGGGACTGGACAACCCATTACCCAAGACGGCTGACGGATGGCGGGAGTGGGCCAGGGAGCGGCTAGTGGACGCCATCGTCGAGGTGGAGGAGGCCAAGGTCCAGCGGAAGGAAAACCGGTTCGCGGCCTTCTCGCGGATCAAGGGGAAGCTGGAGCGGCTCACGGAAGGACTCGACCCGAGTTGGGTCTGGGAGTCCAACCCGTTTTCCGTCTCCCTCAGCCCCCTATGGCCCCGCGCCTTCACCGAGTCTACCCTCTTCCTCGGGATCCCTTCGGTCGTCCTCACGTCGGCCACCATCGTCCCTAAGACGGCACAGCTCCTCGGCATTCCGTCGGGATCCATGGTTTACCGCGAGTTCCCTCACTCTTTCCCCGAGGCCCATCGCCCTCTCATCCATATCCCGACAGTGAAGATGAACTACAGGATAGGGGAGATGGAGAACCGGATCTGGCTGGCGAGGCTCGACTCGATTCTGGAGTCTCGGCTCGGGACCAAGGGCATCGTGCATACAGTGTCCTACGCCCGCCGGGATCTCGTCCTGGAGCGGTCCAAGTTTGCGGCCCATATGATTACCCATCAGCGGAAGAACACCGAGTCCGTCGTCCGATCGTTCAAGTCTTCCCCTGCCCCCGCTATACTCGTCAGCCCGTCAATGGTTACGGGTTGGGATTTCCCCGACGATGAGTGTCGCTGGCAGGTGATAGTGAAGATGCCCTACCCGGATATCCGGGGGGCAATCTCCAGGGCGAGGAGCGTAAGGGACAAAGACTTCATAAATTACAAGGTAGCTCAACAACTGATACAGACGACTGGGAGGGGTTGTCGGTCAGCGGAAGACAAGTGCGAAACGTTCGTGATAGACAATAACATCGTATGGTTTCTGGAGAGGAACCGCCACTTGCTCGTCGAATGGTTCGGCGGTGCATATCGAGTGGAACGGTTCATCCCAGAACCGATTTAGCCCGAAACAGGCAAAGGAGAAAAGTTATGAGTGACGCCATTAATCTTAACCCCGAAAGTTTTATCGAAGGGTCCGGCCTGATTGACGATTGCGACGCAGTAGTCAAGGAAGCCAGGTTCGACATGTTTGACTACAACGGGACTGCAGACCCCACCCCCTGCCTCAAGATGGTACTGGACGTGGCCGGAGACGAGACCGAGCAGTACTGGTCCATGGGCCGAGCGGACGACTGGATCCCCTCGGACGACGGGAAGCAGTTGCTGAAGGTGGGGACCGCAAACTCCATCAGGCTGACGAGCAACGGCGGGATCTTCCTCCAGGCCCTCGTGGGTGTGGGATTCCCGGCAGAGAAGCTGGGGAGCGACATAAGCGTGTTGGACGGACTGGAGGCCCACTTCATCCAGACCCCGGCCCCCGAGCGCAAGGGGGTAAAGAAGACCCCGAAGCAGAAGGAGAAGGAGGAGAAATACGGGCCTCCAACGATTCTCGTCGTGAGCGAAATCCTGGCACTCCCCTGGGAGAAGAAGGCTGCGGGCAAACCGAAAGGGAAGAAGGCCGCACCCGCCGGCGCACCCCCCAAGGCCGCCACAAAGTCCACCGAGAAGACCAAAGCCGCACCAAAGGAAGAAGCTGAAGCCGACGCCCCCGACGAGATGACCGAGAAAGCAACGGAGATCGTAATGGGTATCCTGGCTGAGGGTGAGGGTCTGACCAAAAAGGAACTGACCCCGAAGATCTTCAAGGTCATGGCGGACGATCCCGACCGGAACAAGGTAATCCAACTGACCTTCAAGGATGAGTTCCTGGCTGCTGGACCCTGGGATTATACCGACGGGGTACTCTCGCTCGGGTAACCCCTAGGGTAACCCGCAAGCCGCAAGCCGCAAACCGCAAGGGGTGGCCCGTATCGGGTCGCCCCCCAACCAAGGAGGAAGACTCATGGAAGTCCAGATAACCGACACCAAATGGCCCCAGACACTGTTCGTGGACGATGAGGAGCGCCAGCCCGGTCTCCACCTCGGGGAAGTCATCAAGTCTCTGGAGAAGGCGACGGGCCTGGGGTACAAGGGAGACGGTTTCAACGACATGCAATTGACCGCCGAGATCGGCCTCCTCTGGGAAGACGTGCTGTCTCGCATAATGAAGGAGAAGTATGCGGTCCGCCCCCCACAGATCATCCGAGACGGGATTTGGATGTCCATGGACGGGATAAATAACGACCTGTGCCCGGGGGAAGACCCGGCGGGGGAGGTTCCGCTGGTGGTCGAGGAGTACAAGGCGGCATGGAAGTCCACCCGCTCCAGTCCCGAGGAGAATTTCTACTACATGTGCCAGGTCAAGTCCTACTGCTACGCGCTGGATACCCCCGTCGCCGTCATGAGGATCTTTCACCTAAATGGCGATTACAGGGGATCCGGTCCCGTTTACCGCGTCGCCCGCATCCGATTCACGGAGAAGGAGCTGGAGGACAACTGGCGCATGATCCTGCGGCACAAGGAAGCGGTCTGGGGGAAATCGTGAGATGGGTCTGGTGGATAGCGCTCCTCGCGACGGTCGCGGCAGTTGCGAGATGGATAGCGAAAACTATAGGGGGGTGACCCCCTGAAGGAGGTAAGATGAGAAAGGAGCAGATGAGACAGGAAGACATACTGTGGTGTAAGCGCCATATACCCAAGGAAGTAGTCCATATGATGGAGGAATTAGGCCCCAAAGTCTGTATTGGGGGTGGTTTCATTCGAAGCTGTATCACGGGGGACAGTATAAATGACATAGACTTATTCGTGGACTCGGACAGGACGAAGGACAAAGTGGTGGAGCTACTTAGCATAGTTACGAAGAAGACCGTAAAGACCAAAAACGCGTTAACCATTATATCTAAGCCCTATCCGATTCAGGTGATCACCAGGTGGATGTATCCCCACCCAAAGGAGGTATTGGGCAGTTTTGACTTCACGATCGCCTGTGCCGTTCTCTGGTGCAACCCCAAGGTTGGATCCCCGCATGAGTGGTGTGGGTTGGTTCACCCAGACTACTACCAGGATCTTGCAGCCCGACGACTGTCATACACCTACCCTCAGCGGAACGAGGATGCAGGAGGGTCAGCCCTTAGAGTCCTGAAGTACTACAGGAAAGGATACAACATAACCCTTAACTCTTACGCGGGAGTTATATCCAGGCTTATTGGGGGTATACACTGGAACGAGGTTATAGAGTCTAACGAGAAATACCGGGCGGGTGTTCTGACCGGATTACTGGTTCAGGTAGACCCATCTGTAATTTTGGGGCAGGAAATAGTTAGGGAGGAAGGACGGGAAAATGACACTCAAGAAGCATAACTTCACGCGCTCCCAGGATCGGGAGTCCCATGACCGGATTATCGTTTCGGTTGCCGGCCTGGAGAAGCAGGGAAAGACACACTTCGCCCTCACGGCTCCAGGACCCGTCGCCCTTTTCTCGACAGATATCGGGGAGGAGGGAGTGACGGAGAAGTTCGAAAAGGAGAAGGAAGTGTGGGTGAAGGATGTCGCGCGAATCGATGAGGATGCGGCGGAGGAGGCTCCGGCGGAGTGGGACCGATTCAAGTCCGCCTACCTCGACCTGATGAAGGGCTCTGAGGTTCGCTCGATCGTGGTGGACACGGCAACGGAGATCTGGGAGCTCCTGAGGATGGCGAGGTTCGGGAGACTGACGCAGGTTATGCCCTACCAGTACGGACCCGTCAACGCCGAATTCCGCGCCCTCATCCGCGAGGCGTACAAGTGGGACAAGAACCTAATCCTACTACACAAGATGAAGGCTCAATACATCAACGACAAGAGGACGGGGGAGTGGGAGCGCGCGGGCTTCTCCGATATGGGGTTTCTGGTCCAAGTGAACGCTCAAGTATACCGGTATGACCCCGAGTCTGGCGGAGAATTCTGCCTTTGGGTGAAAGACTGCAGACAGAACCCGGATTTGGCCGGAGAGGTCTTGGAGGGTGATAGCTGCAGTTTCCCCATGCTGGCGATGAACGTTCTGCCAAACGTGGACCCTAGCGCGTGGATGTAACCCGTTACCCGAAACTAGTAAAGGAGAGACCCATGAACCTGATCAAATATCAAACCCCAGACATCGTATCCCCTGGAGAATTTTGGATCAAAGACTCCAGCATCGCCATGGGATTTGCCACTCAAGTCTTCCACCCCTACCTCCTCGACATCCTCACCTGGTTGGTGGAGCGCCATGGGGTGGTAGTCACGGAAAGCTGGCGACCCCAAACCCACCCTAACGACCTTCACGGAACTGACCCGGTCCGCGCCCTCGACCTGCGCTCCTGGTGCTACGGACCTCGGGAGAAGATTCGCGAGATTGCAGGGGAAATCAACGAACGTTGGACCTACGACCCCAAGCGGCCCGACATGGCTTGTTGCGTCGTCCACCAGAATCGGGCGTCCCTCGGAATTCACGCACACGTCCAGGTACATCCGAGGACGAGGAGGACCCATGTTTGAGGAACTGTTGAAGGAAGGCTGGCTCCCGGACTGCTCCTGTTGCGCCGGGACCGGAGAGGGGCCGGCGGACGGAACCAGTTGCCCCTGTTGCGCCGGTCGCGGGTACGAGTTGCCCGAGGTGGAATCCGAGACGGAACGGTTCGAGACGGAAAGGGAGGAACCAGATGAGTGGAGCAGTTAAAAGATAAAAAGCCCGTAGAAGTAAAGCCGGGTTTGAAAACTAGAAAAGAAACCAAAAAATGGGCATAAAGAGGTGGAATGATAGAAACCCAGAAAACAGAAAGGAAAGACAAAGAAGAAGTAAAAAGTTCAGAAGGTTGATCGATAAATTGAAGATTTTGAATTACTATAGTAATGGAACACTAGAGTGTGTATTGTGTGGCGAAGATAGATTGGCCTGTTTGAGTATAGACCATATATATGGAGGAGGAACTAAACACAAAAAAGAGTTAAGGGCTTCAGATATTGAGTTTTACACGTGGATAATCAAGAATGACTTTCCAGAGGGGTTTAGAACTATATGTATGAATTGCCAGTTCTGTGAAGATACCCCCAGTCAAGAAGAACTACAGGAGGTGTACTATCATACTCGTCGATGACAGAGTGGGATCCAAGGAGATCTTTCCGTTCATCAATTCCCCCAAGGCCCTGTGCCGCCTGGAATACGCGGACTTTGCCTTCAGCGGTTGCGGGCCTCGGGGTCAGATTGACGTCGGGGTAGAGCGCAAGGGGATCCGGGACCTGATCCAGAGTATGACGTCGGGTCGTCTAGTGGGCCATCAGCTCATCGGGTTGAAGGAGGAGTACGGTTTCGTGTATCTCCTGGTAGAGGGGATATGGCGACCCGATCGGCGCTCTGGCGTCCTCATGAAGCCCAGGGGCAACGGGTGGACCCCAATCGCGCAAGGGTCGAGGCGCTTCATGGCGCGGGACGTCTGGGCTTTCCTTCAGTCCGTCTCCATTCTCTGCGGAGTCCAGGTCGTCGCCACCAGCAATCAGTGGGAGACAGGGCGCTGGCTTGATACGGTTTACGGTTGGTGGTCCCGGCCCTGGGCGAAGCATAAATCCCATCTCCAATGGCAGAAACCCCAAGAGTACGCGAGTCTCCGGAAGCCCAACCTAGTCACCCGTCTCGCGGCTCAACTCGACGGTATCGGATGGGATAAGGCGCGGAAGATGGGGGAGGCGTTTGTGGATCCTCTGGACTTCGTGACCGCAACGGAAGACGAGCTGCTGGGGATCGATGGGATAGGCCCTAAACTTGCGAAAAATGTAATTAAACAATTAAATCCAGGAGGGGAGTGATGGCACACGAAGAACTGAAAAAGCAGTATGAGGAAGATTGCAAGAATTATGAACGGCCTTGGGAGTTGTGGGAATTCAAATGGAATTCTGCGGACCATTGGAAAGCTTTAGACAGACAGCCAAACTGGATAGAATATGCTGAATACCACCGCAAAGAACCCCCGTTCCAGGCCGGGCAAACCGTTTTGGTTTATGATAGATTTCGCTTTGCTATACCGCTGAGAGCAGTTGTGGTGGAACAATCGGGAGAGGCAGTTGAGGTTTTGTTGCTCGAATCAAATAACAACAAGTATCCAGCCGGACGAAAGGTATGGGTTTTTACAGAGCAGATTAAAAAGACAGAACAACAGGAACACCCGACAATCAACATCGGCGGTGTGGAGTTGCCAAGGCCGGAGGTTGAGGCACCAAAGGATGGAACTCAGTACTGGTTTATAAATAGCTTCAACGAAGTTCGTTTTCGTTTTTGGGGGCGTCATGTAGGCAACTCTGAAAAAGACAGGCGATACCTTGCAGCTGGGAATGTGCATCTTGAAGGCGCCCGTGCCCAGGCATGGGCTGACTGGTGGAACGAGGCGATCATAAAGGAAATAAAGGAGAACTCATGAAACTCGGAACTCGCTCGCTGCTTTTCGGCTGCCACCAATTCGCCATCCACCCCTTTTTCGTATTGAGGGTGTGGTCTAAGTTTTACCCGTATCCCGACTCCAAGCCTCCATCCCTCCCCGGTCGCATCCTCGCGGCTATTGTGCATGATTGGGGTTATTGGGGCTGCCGAACCATGGACGGACCTTGTGGCGACCAGCACTCCATCTTCGGTGCCAACCTGGTCTATCGCTTAACCCGTAGCCAGTGGTGGTACGAGGAGGTCCTTTGCCACTCCCGCTTCTTTGCCCGGCGGATGAACCTCGCACCCTCCACCTTCTGTTGGGTGGATAAGGCCGCGACCGCCTCCTACCCCTCTTGGCTCTGGGCTACCCTCGCGTGGCTTAGCGAGGAGGGTTGGGAATACCTGGAGAACCCCATGTACGAGATCCACGTTCCCGGCGAGCGCCGGACCTGGTTAAACTTGTACCGTTTCCACGATAGGCTTCGGGCCTGGACGAAGGCGAAACTAACAAACTACTATAAGGGGATAAAGCTATGGGATTAGGCGTCAACCTCAACCCGCTGGAGCAGACGGATCGGACGAAGCGTTATTACGTCACAATTAAGAATTGCAGTGAGTGCCCGTTCTGGAGCAAGTGTGAGGTCGGGGGGATGAACGACGATTATCGCTTCCCAACTGGCTGCAGGCTTCAGGATTGGACGGGAAACGAGAACGAATTGATGCGGGTGTGGCGGCACAAGTAGCCCGCCACCCTTTACCCGCAAAGGAGGGACCAAATGGAAGACACACTATGGAGCGTTGAGCTGGCAGAGTGCA